CTAGGTCATTCTGGCCTCCACGCGCCGGAGTGACGGCAGGCTGGCTCCGGTGTCTTTCCGGTGCAGGGAGCCCGGGGCCAGCTTGTCGATCTCGTCGAGGACGCCGCGCAGCACGCGCACAACGCTCGGAAACTCTCCCACCGCGTAGACCTCGGTCTGGCTCGGGGCGACGTGCCCCATGTAGCCTTCGAGATCCCAGCGTTCTGCTCCGCCATTGCGGACGATCGTCGCAAGGCTGTGGCGGAGGAGGTAGGATCGCCACTCGCGGCCGGTCGGCATCTTGAGCTCGACGAGCATCGCGGCCCAGGCGCTGTCGACGTCCTGCACCGGGCGGCCGTAATAGTTCACAAGGAAGCCCCGCCCGGCGCGCGCGTCTTCGTCGAGCGCCTGGTACTCGACCCATTCCGATTCGAGCCATTCGCCGAGGAGCGGCAGCACGGGCAGCAGTGGGCGATATTTCTTCGTCTGTGGCCGGCCGGCCGGGTTCAGGTCGATCGTCGATGAGCCGGGCGACCACTGGCCGCGATCCGGCGCGACGCAGATGTCCACCACCGAGCTCGGCCTTGCGATCGTGCAGAGCGACCCGATGATGAAGCGGTGAAGCGATCCGCGCCGCTTTCCTGGCTCGGCCGCGTAGGCGAGCATTTCGGCAAGCTCGGCTACCCCGACTCGCGATCGCCGTCGGCGCTGGACCTCCTTGGGCGGCAGCGGCCTATAGGCAGGCCGCTTTTCCGACCTCGGCGGCTCGGCGTTAGCGGCGTGGTTCAGCACGGCGATGAGCTGCGCGATCGCCGCCTCGGTCGACGCCAGCGACCGCTGCCGAGACACCGTCACCTCGCCCTTACCATTACGCCAGGTCACAGGCTGCAGGCGCGACCAGGCCCGGAATGCGGTCACGAACGCGGTGGTGCAGGCAGCACCGCAGCTGGTCGACGTGCCGAACCGTCCTTCCAGCCCGCGCCCGTCCTCCGCTTCCAGGAAGTCGAGGACGTGTTTCAGCCGTCCCTCGATCGTGTCGCCAGACGCGCGCGCGTCACCCCACTCCAGGCGGTAGTCGGCGATCGCGTCAGCGAGCAGATACGCCTGAGCTTGGGCGAGCGGCTGGCCGCACGTGTGGCAGAAGGACGAGGCCTCGCCGACATCGGCGAGGTAAATGCGGTCAACAGCTAAGATGGCTTCGCCCTCCTGCGTCGTCCGCGTTGAACGGCTCCGGACGCGTCCGGCATCGGGATCGTACCAGAAGGCGGCGAGGTAGGGCGAGCGGAGCGCCCCATCTGCCTTCCGATCCCAGTCGAGCCAGTACTTCCCCCGTCGATAGATCGGAGCCTCATGTCGCGGCATCGCGCCTGTTCCTTGAGATGATTCGCCTTGGCGACGTGCAGCTTGTCGAAAAGGCCGATGCTGGCCAGCAGGTCGAGGTCCGCAGGCTCAAGTCGGATGCCCTTTCCAACCTCGACGGCGCGGGAGAGGCGCTGGTCAAGGCGGACGATCGAGGGTGCCGTCACTTTGCACTTCCTTTCGCGGCCGCGCACTCGACCAGCTTGCGCGACAGCCACCGGATGCGGTCGCGCGCGATCGCGAGGATGGCCTCGTGCTCCCGGTCGTTACGCATCAGCATCGCGACCTTGAAGGCGACCTCGTCATCGGACAGGTGACCACCTGCAAGCCGCGCGCGATCGCAGCCGTATAAATCGCAATGCGGGTCAGGCTGCCCGTTGGCGCGCCAGAGGGCGGCGGGTGTGCCTTCCGGCCGATGCATCAGAGCGAACCTTCGATCTGCACGACCGCGATGCGGTGCAGGTTGCCCGACTTCCTGTGCCGCAGGATCAGAGTGCCATTCGCCGCGTCGACTTTGACTGGCTCGTACATCCCGTCGAGGCGAGTTACGGCACCGCTGATGTAGCCCAGCAGCAGGATCGCGTTTTGGGTGACGCCCATATCTTGATTCATCGCCCAGCGTCCTCGAACTCGGCCGTGGTCGCGGCGATGGTTGGAGGATTAGGCGCGGCCGCCGGCTCGAACCGGAGCAGCGGATGCACCCACGTCGCGGCGGCGTCGGCGAGCTTGCGCCGGACGGCGGTCGCAGCACCGGTGACGACGCGCAGCACGAGGGGGGTGAGCTCGCCCGCCTTCAGGCGCTGCCACGTCCCGAACACGGCCGCCTCGACAAACGGCTCGGCGATCTCGAGCTGATTGTCGCGCGGGAAGAGCGCGAGCAACTCGGCGGTCGGCGTCCAGTAGCGGCGCATTGCCTCATCGTTGGTCAGCCCGAGCTCGCCCGCGAGCGCGTCGTGGACGCCCAAGCGGTAGCCGTCTGCATTGACCGAGCGCTCGAGCGCCAGGCCGGCGACGATCGCAGCGGCGAGCTGGCGGATGGCGGCCGACTCGTCACGATACTCCAGGAACGACTTGCCCAGGTCGGCTTCGGCCATCCAGGGCCGGACCGAGATCTCGCGCACGGCCTGATCGATCACCCGCTGCGCCGGCATGGCGCGCAGATGCCCCGCCGCTTCGCCCGGGTCCGCGGACTGGCCGCGCATCGCACCCACGCCGATCTGGCCGGAAAGGCGCCAGTCGTCGCCCAGCAGCAGACGGCATTGCGACCAGGTGAAAAGGTCCTGCGCGGCTGCCCCGCCTCCGCGCGCGTCGTCGATCAGCGCGGCTCGCAGCACCGACCGGCGCATCGAGCGGAATATCTGAACGGTATCGCGCGTCCCGCCCAGCTCCTCGCGAATCTGCGCGTCGGCGGCCTGGGCGGTCGCGCCCGCCGGATCGATGATTGCGCTCGGCAACGCCGCGGCGGCCGTCGACAGCTTGGGCGCGTCCTTCTTGGCGCCCGCATTCTTCGCCTTGCGGCTTTCCCACCACCAAGTCACGTCGACCTCTCCGGCGTTCGTGACCTTGAGCACGCCGACGACGTCGCCGGCCGGCAGGTTGGTCGGCGCACCGTTCACCTCAGTCGGGTATATGCGGAGGGTGTGGTCCTCCGCGCCGCGATATTCGGGGTGGGCGGGCGGCGCGGGGCGAAACTCGACGTCGCGGCCGATCGCTCGGCGCAGTGCCTGACGTTTCTCGTCGAGCTTGGCTTTCGCAAGCGTGCGGAGCAGCCCCTCGTCGGTCAGCATCCCGCGATCGCCTGCTTCGCCGGCGAACAGGTCGAGTTCCCAACTGCCCCCGGCAGCGCGGTAGTCAGCCTCGCCTACGAAGCTCATCAGTCGGTCGAGCTCCGCATCGCCAATCTTAAGCGCGGCGCGGATGGTCGCGGCCTTGAGGTCGACCGGCAGCGAGTGCGCCGCGCCGCGCACCGAGTTCCAGGCTAGGAGCTGACACGTCTTGTCGTCTGTGGCGGCAAACGCCTGCGCCTGCTCGACGGTGATCCCGCCCCGCGAGAGCGCGGTGAAGATCGGCTCTGCAAGGTCCGCCAAGCGCAGCGCGCGCCGCACCCAGATCAGGTCCTGGCCGATCGCGTCGGCAATCTGCTCGGCCGAGTGCCCCTTCGCCTGCGCGCGCCTGACAGCCGCGTATTCCTCATAGGGGCGGAGGTCGCGGCGGAGCAGGTTCTCCGACAGCGACATCTCGATCAGGTCGACCTCGGCCAGGTCGCGCACGATCACGGCGATCTGATGCTCGGGCGGCAGCTCGCCGGCGGTGATCAGGTTCTTGTGGGCGCGGTACCGGCGCCCGCCCGCGAACACCCCGAACTTCTTCGACCCCTTCATGGGGTGGACTTGGAGCGGGTGGATCAGCCCGCGCGTAGCGATCGAGCGCGCGATCGCGTCGACCTTCGCCTTGTCCTCCTCGTTGGTGCGGCAGTTGAACGGGCTCAGGTCGAGCTGGGCGATGGTCAGAAACGTCGGGGTCATGCTAGCCACGGGCTGTTCTCCGGCTTCGGCCGCGAGCGCATGTCTCGACAGGGCGGCCTTGGGTGCGCTCACATCGGCGGCTGGAACCGTCGGTGCGTCGGGATCGGGGAGGGGGGCCGCTTCCGGCCGGTCCCCCAAGCTGGTGGGGACGAGGCGCAGCTGGACGCCCTCGCGCGGGTGCGCGCGGTCGAGCTGTTTGCACTCGGGGCAGGCGCAAGGATCGGGGGCGCTCGCGCCGTTCACCGCCGGTAATCCGATCTGACCATGTCGTCGCCGAACAGCGCGATCCATTGCCGGCGAAAGTCGGTGTCGGGGTTAAGCTCGCCGGCGACCACCAGATCTACCGTGGCCTCGACACGCGCGCTGGCCGCGGCGTCGCTCGCCTCGACGAGCTGGGCGGCAAAGTTGGCCGGGTAGAGCCAGCGCGGCCGCGCGGAGCGGAGCATCGGCTCGCGCGGGGCTTCCGGATCGAGCGCGAACAGCAGCAGTTCGTGCGTCGCGCCCTGACGATAGACAATCGGCTCGCCCACGCCTTCCATTGGGCGAAGGTGCACAAGCGTAAGATTGTAAGAATGCCAGAGCGGGTGCGCCCAAGGTGCCTCGATAATCCAGCTCGCAACGAGCGAGCTGTTCTCGATCGGGATAGCCAGCGCGGTCGACAGCGCTGCCAAATCTATGCGCCAGGCACGACCGGCTGCCCCCAGCTTGTCAGGCACCGTCATCATCGGTTCGGGCAGACCGCGCATCAGTGCCGAGCTCCGGCGGCGGACAGTAACTCGACCAAGTCGCGATCCATGCGCTGGGTGAGATCCTGGTGCGCGGCGGCGGCTGCCGTCGCGACCGGGATGCGCTTGCAGTCACCAAGCCGGCAGGTGAGCTGAAGCGCGGCGCGCGACGCGATCACGGCAACTAGCGAGAGCGCATCATTCTCGCGCTCGCCGGGATGCCCAGGCAGAGCCGTGACTTGGTCGAACGCGGTGGCGATCAGCTCGTCGAGCCGCGCGAGCGTTTCGAAGCCGATCGCCTGGACGCGATCGTCGGCCGGCGTGAGGTGGGGGCGCGTGTCGCCGGCCATCAGAGCATGCCCAGCGCTTGCATATAGACCTCGAGGATGGCCTCCTCTTCCTGGAACTCCTCCTTGCGCTTCTTCCGGATCGCCATGATCCTGCGCATCGCCTTCACGTCGTAGCCGCGCGACTTGGCCTCGCCGAACACGTCCTTGATGTCGTCGGAGATGCCCTTCTTCTCCTCCTCGAGCCGCTCGGCGCGCTCGATCAGGAGTTTCAGCTCGTCGGCCGCGACATGCCCGCCGGTGCGGCCGGGCTCGCCCAGCTCCTCGGTCATGATTGCACCTGCAGAGCGGCGATTTGCGTCCGAAGTTCGGTGACGATGCCCTCCAGCATCGCCTCTTGCTGTTCGTCGTCCGTGTGGTCGTGGACAACGAACGCAGCGAGGCTTGCGATCAGGGCTTTGGCGATGACGGCTTCGTAGAAAGTCGGGTCGCCTTCGCGGTCGTCGTCGTGGGTCGGGCGGGCGAAGTCGACGACTGCCAGAATGGCGGCGAGCAGCTTGCCCGCGTCGTGCTCAAGTTGCTCCTGGTCGAGAGCGGCGAAGATCGAAGGTGCCTCGCTCACTCTTCCCACTCCCCGTCGACGAGCTGCTCGACACCGGGTTCCCCTTGCTCGAGCGCCCACATCGCCGCCGCGTCGATCGCGAGGTGGACGTGGGTGGTGCCGTCCTCCGCCTCGAGCTCAAGCCCGCGCGCGATCGCCGAGGCGAAGGCGTCAGCATCGGAGATCCGGAAGCGCTCCTCGTCCCAGTCGTCTCCAGCCTGGACGGCCGTCATCAGCGCGTCGACGCCGATGCTGATCACGAGGCGGTCGCCATCGATCTCGACGGTGAGGCCCTGCTTGCGATCGACGGCGCTCACAGGCCCAGCGCCCCGCGGAGCGCCGCGGCCGCGCCGGACGGGTCGTAGGCGAAGGCCAGCAGATTGGCGAAGCCCGCGCCAGCGAGCGACCAGCATGCTATCTGGTTGATCGTCATCGGGCGATCTGCATCACCCCGGGCTTCGACGCAGGGGTGGCAAGGGCAATCGATCGGGTGGACGTCGGTAACGGAGGGCATGGCTTGGCGGATCACGGGCGTTTCTCCCCATCGGTCAGAAGCGTGGTGCGCAGGATCTCCAGGCTGTGGATCTGGAGAATGACGACGAGGATCGCGGCCGCGGCGGCGATCCACTTGTTCTCGGCGATCGCGGCGGCGCTCGCGACGCCGCCCAGGATCGCGGCGAGGATGTGGGCGATCTTCAGGCCGCGCAGGGCCAGCTGGCGGCCGGGTCGGCCGCTCATGCCGCAGCCCTCGGCTCTTCGGCCGCGGTCGGCGCGTCGGGCGTGGCCGCGGCCGCGCGTGTCCAGCAGGCGGTACAGAGCGTCGGGTCGCCGCTGACCCAGCTGCACGAGCCGAGGCTGTCGCCGTCGCAGGGGTCGAGCCAGCTGCACGCGCAAACTCGGCAGAGCTGCGGCGCGACGAGGTCGGCACCGGCATGGATCGCGACGAGCAGGTGTAGGACAGCCGGGTCGAAGTTGAACGCGCTGCGCAGGATCTCGACGAGGTCCCCGGTAAGCGCCGGACCGTCGTTCTCGATATCGCTCAGCCACTCGGCGCGGCGGCGCGCGCATACCTTGGTCGGCTCGGTTTCGGTTATCAGTGCGATATCGTCGCGCGTCAGGCCAGCAGCCTGCCGGCGCAGGCGGAGATAAGTGCCGGGGGACATGACGGTCACGCGTCCACCGGTGCGAGCAGTGCTTCGGACAGGCGGCCAATCGCGTGCTCTATCCCGGCGCGCACGACGGCAACCTCGTCTGCGATCTCTTGCGAGTTCGTGTGGACCCGGACGCCGAACAGAATGTTCGATGCGTCCTGGAGCTTGTCGCGGGCGTCGCTGATGCTGCGGCAGTGGGACATAGGGGCGGAGTTCCGGGCATGCGGAAAGCCGTTCCCGGTCGCGGTGTGCGGCCGAGGCGGCTGTCGGGCAGGAGAGGGTGGGGCGGCGCGCGGCCGCTCAGCTGGTGTCGAGCACCGTGATCAGCAGGCCCGGGCCGTTACGGGCATGGGCGAGACAGTCGCGAAGCGTCGCAAGCGTGGCGGTGGACGCGCAGTGCGCCTCTTCCTGCTGGCGCAACGCGTGCTCGAGCGATGAGACGTTGCCGGAGGCGAGCGCCGCCTCGATCACGGCGGATAGAGCTTCGCCGTTCTCACGCGCGAGGTCGACGGCATGGGTTCTGAGAGCGGCGGCGTCGACGACGCGATCGGTGCGAGCGGTCTCGAGGCGGCGGCCGAGCGCCTGGAACAGCGGAAACCCGGTGCCGTGCTGATCATCATGAGCGCGGTCGAGCAGCTCCAGGTCGCGCACAGTCAGTTGCTCGCGACGCTGGTGGTCAGATAACGCGCGCAGGTAATCGGCCGATCGGCCGGTCACCTGGGCTGCGCGGTCGAGTTTCAGCTCTTCAAGCACGTCGCAGAGCGTGTTCTCGATCGACATGGCCGGGCGCACCTTGGTCATGCCGCCAAGCTCCCGAGCGCTGTCCCGGAACGGGTCGCGCCGAAATCCGGCGCCAATCGCGGCAAGCGACCGACGCCGGAGCGGGCAGGGAGCCAGCGCAGACTGCGTCCTCGCCGGAAACGCCGAGACAGCGAGGTCCGGCCGGTTTGCGAGCGGCCGAAGGGGGAACGGAATGCTCGGCTCACCGATTCGGTGCCATGCCGGCGAACTGCTCGTGCGGGGCGGGCGCTTGAGCAGGCGCGGCGAACTCGGGCGGGTAGAGGTCTGGGCGAAGTGCTTCCTTCGGGACGCCGGTCACTTGCTCGGCCTTGCGGACGTAGCGCGGCGAGAGCGGCCGCTTATTCTTGAGCAGCTGCGAGATGTTGCCCTGGGTGCAGCCGACCAGGCGCGCGAACGGGGCCTGCCCGCCCGCAATGCGGACCGCTTCCTCAAACGCCTCAAACGGAGTGGCCACTTCGATCATGACAGGTAGCTATGAGCAGAATGATAGGTCTGTCAATGCAGACTCTCGCAATGCGAGCTATCATTCTGCTGATAGAACGCGCGTGTGATCGTTGGGACACGCATAAAGGAGCGATTAGATCGGCTCGGGATGTCCCAGTCAGAATTGGCTCGCCGCGTCCAAGTGCGGCAGAGCACGATTAATCACTTGGTCCACGGCACCTCTCGGTCGTCTACTCACCTTCACAAGATCGCGCGCGCCCTCGGCACAACGCCAGCATACCTGAGCGGCGAAACCGACAATCCCGACGAGAATGCGCCGCCACCGCTGCCCGAGCCCCGCGTCCAGTACGTCACCCTGCCCGTCGCCCTACCGAGCGAACGGGCGTTAGCGCAGGCGTTCCAGGGCGTGCTGATCGCGTCTCGGAAAATGGACGAGGCCGAGCTTGCTCGTGAGCTAGCCAAGCGTCTTCCCATCGTGCTTCGCATCGCTGGAGACGCGCTGCCGAGCGCGGATCCGGAAGATGACGATGACGCGCCCGAGCTCGCTGAAGCTCAAGCCAACGATCATTCCGCACCGCGACGAGCAGCGCGCACATGACGGCGCAGGGTGCGCATCCGATGCTGCACGCCGCCGTCGCGAGGAGGGCAGGGGTGCTCAAGCGACTCGACCTTGTTGTTCTCTTTTCGTTCTGTAGCAGTGCATCGCGATAGATGGGAGTCCCCGCATGAGCATGGCTCCCGGCGAGAGATCGGCCGAACAGCCGCCCAACTCTTCCACAGGCAGCGGCGTGTCTGACCAGGCCAAGGCGCTGATCTCGCTGGTGGTGGTCATCTCGCTGGCGATCTGGATCGTCAGCGTCGTGTTTGGTGAGCCACGCACCGGGGCCGAGAAGGTCAGCGCCGACGTTTTTGCATCGCGCGGCTTGGTTTGGCCTTTCACCGTTCCTGGTGGGACCCTCGGCTGCGTTAAGGGCACTCCATTCTTCGAGGCTAACGGCAAAAGGTATGCGCTGAACGGTATCGGGCGGGCGCTCTACCCCTATGCCGACGACGTACTGAAGGTCGACGAGGAGAGCTGGCGCTTGCTCCGCCGCGGTGATCCGAACGGCTACGTGCCAAAGGTTCAGCCCGGTGACGCGCTAGTCGAGGCCCAGAAGCTGTGCGTGGCCGAATGAGCGACGTCCTGAAACCAAACGACGATGACTTCGTCGAGGTCAGACCGCTCGACGCCGGGAGCATAGCCGTCGCAGTGCTCGAGCTCTGGACCGAGATGCGATCGGTGAACATACAAGTCGGCAAATTGGCCGCATTAATCCAGAGTGGGCATCCCGATCGCAAAGCGGCTGGCGAGATCGTGGACTTCCAACTTGAGCATGACGCCAAGATCCTCGCGAAGATGAAGGCGGTGTTCGATAAGTTGGAATTACCATGGCCGATGTGAAGGTACCGCGGCACCTCGTCTCCGCAGACGCGCTGACCGAACAAGAGGCTGCTCGACGTGCGCTGTCCCAGCGCGACCAGACCGGGCCATTGCAAGGCGGTGGAGGCGGGGGCACATTCGATGGCATGGAGCCGCGCGTCGCCCGCCTTGAGGCCGATATGGAGCACGTCAAGAAGACGTTGGATCGGTTCGACGGTCGCGCCGAGCGGCAAGGTGGCGACATCAGCGTGCTCAAGGCGGATGTCGCAACGCTGAAGGAGAACGTCCGCCATCTCCCGACCAAGCCATGGCTGTTCACGACGTTGGTGATGTTGTTGTCCGCACTCGCCGCGATCATTGGCGTCCTCATCAGGTTCCTCCCGCAAGCCGGATGAGCATCGAGCGAGATCGCGCCGCTATTGAGCGATGGAAGGTGAGGGCAACCTTCCTTCTCGGGATGTTGGCAGGCGCAAACCTGATCCTCTGGGCTGCCGTTCTGACCTAGGCCGGCAGCACCCGCGGCCCTTTAGCTCCGCACTCGCACCGGAAATGGTGCGGCAGCGCCTCCCATATCGTGCTCTTTCGCCGACGCATCAGCTCGATGCTCAGAGCCGCAGGATCGAAGTCGCGCTGGTGGCGGCACCGGCGACAGGTGACCCGGAGCTTGAAGCCCTTCGCAGCGACGTGCGCCAGGTCCTTGGGCATGCCGACCACGACCTCAGCCGCCCCGTCCAAGCACCAGTCCGACGTAGTTGAGGCGGCCCTCGATAGCTTCGACCTGCGGCCGCAGCGCGCGGCGGCGGTGGTTCCAGTCCTCGAGCGCCGCGAAGTGCCAAACATCGTCGGCGTAATGGTAGACGTGAGGCCTAGCGGCATCGAGCAGCTCCCACAGGTCGGGCGATAGCTTCGAGCCTGGCGTCTTGTCGTCCAAGATCGCGCGCAGCATGCGCACGAGCTCGGCCGCCTGCTCCGGCTCCATGCCGCCACGCGCGCGGGCAGCAGCCATGATTCGCTCGACGTCGCCGACCGCGATCAAGCCGTGACGCGCCAGCAGACCTTCGAGCACCATGGTCATCGCGGTGAGCCAGCGGCCGCGGTAGCCCGGCTCTGCCTGGCCGGCCGCCTTCCATAGATCCTCCAGGACCCACTGGGTGATGTGCGGCTTGGCGAGGCCCAGGAGACGCCAGAGTTCGGTCGATTGCCTGGAACCCGCTCTCGGGTCGAAAGCCAAACCCTTCAGCTGGCGCAACAGGGCTAGGGCATCGCTCGACTCCATCGCGATCTTGAACCGCGTGAAATCCAACATCGCAAGAAAATGATTCCCGCTATGTTCCCATTCATATCGGCTCCGCTACAGTTCGTCGCGTGGGTGAACCGCTCCGCCTGACCCCGACGATGTCGAGCCGCAAAGTCCAGGCGTTGGACTTCATCAAGCGCTATTTCGCCGAGTGGGGCCGGTCGCCGAGCTTGGGCGAAATCGGCGCGGGTCTTGGGGTGAGCCGGCAGCGCGCGCACGAGCTGGTGGCTCAGCTCACCGCCGAGGCGTACATCCGCAACACCGTGGGGCAACGACGTGGCCTGCGGTTGGTCGATCCCAAGCAGGAAGTGAGCGTCGCCGATGCGCTGCTCGTCCTGCAGAGGGAGGGCTGGAAGGTCTTTAACGACGTCCAGTTCGTCGCGCTGCCGCTGGGCGAGTTGGCCGAGCCCTTGACGTTTCCCGAACTGCCCGAAGCGGCCGAACTGGACCATATCCCTGCCATCGAACTGGGGGCGGGGCGGAATGACGGGACAGACGACAGCAGCGGCTGAGGCCAAGGTAATGCGCGCGATCACGGCGCGCGAGCACAAGCACGCGATCGAGGAGCGTCGACAGGCGCGTGATGCGGACCAGGAGCGTCGACGCGCGACAGTCCAGGAAGAGCTCGATCGACGTCGCGCGTTGCGCGTTCTCGACCTGTCAGCCGAAGAGCCGCAGCGCACGCCCGTCGACGAGCGAGAGCGCCAGCGCGTCGAGCACTTGGTGTTAGGCCGAGCCCGTCCGGCTGGCAGGAGCGTCGGCAAGGGCCGGGCCAAGCGCAAGGAGCCCGTCAAGCTCAAGCCGGCCATCGATCAAGCGCTGAAGCTGCGCGAGGACTGGTCGCATAAGCAGGGCACGCCGGAAACCCACGCGCACGCGGCGATTACGCGAGAGAACCCGCTTGCCCGCCTGTATATGGCGGGCGGCATCGATGCCGAGCAGCTGGCGAGCGCGGTCGCGATCGCGGAGGCGGCCGAGAAGCTTGGTGCCGAGGTCGCGGTTCGTACCGCGAGCCTTGAAGCTCGCGTCGACTCGACCCGGGTTGGTGACGGCACATTCTACGAAGCGCTCGGCCAGGTCAGGCGCGAGATGGCGTACCGCCGATGGTGCAAGCAGGTGCGTGGGCCGCTCTCGGCCGTGTTGGACATGATCACCGGCGACGCGGTCGGGTTCACCGTGGTGGCGCGACGGTACCGCATGCACAATCGGCGCGCGAAGCAGCTGCTGATCGATGCACTCGACCTCTGGCCGCAGCTGCTGAGCGAAGTGCGGCGCGAGATCGACCCGGCGACGCTGGCAGCAGCGCAGGCCGGCCTGGGCTGAACTGGGAACAATTCTGCGGCCCTTGACGAAAAGCGGACTGCCAAACGGCCACGCAACCGGGCAAATCGACCCCGCGACAACTGCGTCCGACGCCCGCTTCCCTTCCCCGAGGGTGGCGGGCGTCGTCGTTTCGGAAGGGATATGCGATGGACCAGCGCAGGACCCCGCCGAGCTTCAGCGCCGCCGCCGGCACCCGCTCCGCCCCGAGCGTGCCGCGGCGGCGCCACCCGGCCGATGACCTCGAGCTCGCCGTGCGCGACGCCGAGGAGCTGGCCCGCGACTTCCGCGCCGGTGTGAGATCCCACGATCACTACCACCAGCTCGAGGAGCGCGCGCAGACGATCGCTGCGGCGATCGTCGCCCCCTTTCGCGGACCCGCCAAGGCCCGCCCCGTCAACGCACCGCTTCACCAGGAGCCCGGCCGATGCATCTGGTAACGTCGAACCTCGACATGGCGGCGCTGCAGCGTGCGGCCGACCGCACGGACAAGCCTTATGCGGTGATCGCGCGTAAGGACCTGAGCGCCGTCCTCAGCAAGATCCATGCGCTCCAGGATCAGGTGGCGCGCCTGAGCGGAGCTGCGGCGTGACGAACGCCTCCCACCCTGCTGCTGTGGATGTGGGCGGCACGCCCTATCTGCGCGACGCGAAGGGCAGCCTAGTGCCGCTTGCGTCGGTGAAGGCGGCCGATCTCCTGATGGACGAGACGGTACGCTCCATTCTCGCCGGCGCGCGCGAGCTGTCGGCCCGCATCGCGCTGTTCAAGCAGCAGACGTTCGAGAACGTGGGCGATCTGCAAGCTCTGCTCGCACAGCAGTACGGGGCGACGGTGGGCGGGCGTAAGGGCAACATCACCCTGATGTCCTTCGACGGGTGCCAGAAGGTGCAGGTCCAGGTGTCCGACCTGCTTGAGTTCGGGCCCGAGCTTCAGTCCGCCAAGGCGCTGATCGACGAGTGCCTGAACGAATGGGCGTCGACCAGCGGTGTCGAGCTGCGTGCCCTGGTGAACCGCGTGTTCCAGGTCGACAAGCAGGGCCAGATCAACCGCGCGGAGCTGTTCATGCTTCTGCGCGTCGAGATCCAGGACCAGCGCTGGGTGCGCGCAATGGACGCGATCCGCGACTCGATCCGGGTGATAGGCTCGCGCACCTATGTGCGGTTCTACGACCGTGCCACGGCCGACGCGCCGTGGAGCGCGGTCTCGATCGACATGGCGGCCGTCTGAAGAGGCGATCCGGTTCTAGGCCTCGCCCCCTGGGGGGTACCCCCCCACCCTTGGGTCCTTCCCGGGCCCGATCGGTATGCGGGGGGCAATGGCGCGGCCTTCCGCTAGCGCCAGCAAATTTTCGCACTTCATCATCATGGGAGTGAAAACCCATGGATTTGGCGGGTTACAAGCCCACGCTGAATGAAGTCGCGGGCCTGTTCGGCAAGTCGAGCCGGTGGGTTTCCGATCTGCGGGCCAAGGGTGAGCTGCCCGGCGACGGCGCCACGCTCGGCGAGTTCGTGGCCGCTTGGACGAGCTTGTCGGTCGTCCAAGTCGGCGGCGTGAAGGGCAAGCCGATTGACGTCGCGAAGGCGCGCAGCGCGATGGCGAAAGCTGAGCGCGACGAGATCGAAACAGCCGCTCTGAAGGGTGATTACCTCCCCCGGCCGGCCGTCACCGCCGCCGTCCAGACCGCCTTTGCACGGGTGCGAGGCAAGCTCCTCGCTTTGCCGAGCAAATGCGCGCCAGCGATCGCCACGATGAAGTCGGCCGTAGCGATCCAGGAGAAGCTGACGGAGCTCGTGCATGAAGCGCTCGCCGAGCTCGCGGCCACCTCGGTCGGGATTGAAGAAACGGGCGGTGACGGCGGCGATCGCGCTGCACCTGGTCGCGAGCCCGGAGCTGGCGGCGACGGCGAGCAGCTGGTGGCCGGTAATGACGCCGCCGCCGCGGCTGACGGTCAGTCAGTGGGCGGACGGGAACCGGGTGCTCAGCCCGGAAGGAAGCGCCGAGCCCGGTAAATGGGACACCTCCCGTGCTGAATTTCAGCGCGGGATCATGGATGCGGTCACCGATCCGCTGAATGACGAAGTCGTCGTGATGAAGTCCGCCCAGGTTGGGTGGACCGAGATCATCGGCAACATTGTCGGCTACTTCGTCGACCAGGATCCGGCGTCGATCCTGGTCGTGCAGCCGACCCTCGACATGGCGGAGGCCTGGTCGAAGGATCGACTGGCGCCGATGGTGCGGGACACCCCGTGCCTGACCGCCAAGATTGCCGACGCGAAGTCGCGGGACAGCGGCAACACCGTCCTGCACAAGAAGTTCGCGGGCGGGCAGCTTACGATCGCCGGGGCGAACAGCCCGGCCTCGCTGGCGTCGCGCCCGATCCGGGTGGTGCTCGCTGACGAGGTCGGTCGTTATCCGGCATCGGCCGGGACCGAGGGTGACCCGCTTACCCTCGCGTACAAGCGGACGAACAACTTCTGGAACCGGCGCAAGCTCGCTGGATCCACGCCGGGCATCGCCGGCGTCTGCCGGATCGAGGCCAAGTACGAGGAATCGGATCAGCGCCGGTTTTTCGTGCCCTGCCCGCACTGCGGCGAGCGTCAGGTGCTCCGGTGGGAGCAGGTTCGCTGGGACAAGACTAAAGCAGGCCTTCACCTGCCGCAGACGGCGCAATACTTGTGCGCGGAGTGCGGTTGCCCCTGGGACGACGCTGACCGCGGCACCGCGGTCGGCCTGGGCGAGTGGCGCGCCACCGCGCCGTTCACCGGGATTGCGGGTTTCCATATCTGGGAGGCCTATTCGCCCTGGGTGAAGCTCGCCGAAACGGTGAAGGCGTTCCTCGAGGCGCGGAAGACGCCCGACACCTACAAGGTCTGGACGAATACCGCGCTCGGCGAGACCTGGGTCGAGAAGGGCGAGGCTCCGGACTGGCAGCGATTGTACGAACGCCGGTCACAGGAGCTGCGCTTGGGCGAGGTTCCGGACTGGGTCGGTCGCATCACCGTCGGCGCCGACGTGCAGCGCGACAGAGTCGAGGCGAGCGTCTGGGGCTGGTCGGAGGGGCTCCGCAGCGTCCTGATCGATCACCGCATCTTCCACGGTGATCCCGCTGGGGAGGATGTCTGGAAGGAGCTCACGGCCTTCCTGTCCGAGGAGTGGGAGACCCCTTCCGGACGTCGCATCCGCATGTCGCGGCTCGCGATCGACACCGGCGACGGGTTCTCGACCACCCACGTCTACAACTGGGCCCGCAAGCACCCGCGCGAGGTGATGGCGATCAAGGGTGTCGGCAGCTTCACCGCCTCCGTCCCCGTCATGGGACCCACCTGGGCCGACATCACGGTGCGCGGCCGCAAGGTGATGCGCGGGGTCCAGCTCTGGACCATCGCGGTGTCGCTGTTCAAATCGGAGACGTACCAGTGGCTCCGGCTTGAGCAGCCGCTCGACGGCGAGGAGTATCCCACCGGGTACATCCACCTGCCGCAGGGCGTCGACGCGGAGTGGCTCCAGCAGATCGTCGCCGAGCAGCTCGTCACCACGAAGAACAAGCGGACCGGCTTCACGCGCAAGGAGTGGCAGAAGACCCGGGAGCGCAACGAGGCGCTCGACTGCCGGGTCTATGCTCGAGCGGCGGCGTATGCGCTCGGCCTCGACCGCTGGACCTCGGAGAAGTGGGCAAAGGTGCTCGGCCGAGCGTCGACGCCGACCTCACGCCGGCGACCAGCGACAGACGACACGCCGAGCGGTGAACCGACGCCCGCTTCGGCCCCGGCGACGCCGGCAAACACGATCAGGCCGAAGGCCCGGAAAATCAATCCGCTGACCGGGAAAGCCCGCGGCAGCCATTTTGGAGGGCGGCGCTGATGGCGTTCACGCAGGCCGACCTCACCAACATCCGCTCGTGCATCGCGAGCGGCGTGATGCGCACCCGCTTCGCCGACGGGCGGGAAGTTCAGTATCAGTCGCTCGCCGACATGATGAAGGCCGAGCAGCGGATCGCCGAAGCCCTGGTCGCGTCGGCGCCGGGCGGCGGCGGCGCGCGGATCCGTCGACCTAGCTACCGGAATGGGTGCTGAGCATGGGCCTGATCGACCGCGCCATCGCCGCGATCGCGCCGGAGCGCGCGCTCGCTCGCGAGCGGACGCTGCTCAAGCTCGCCGCCACGCGCGGCATCCGGGCCCAGTATGATGGGGCGACGCATAGCCGCCGCTCGCAGGGCTGGCGTCGCACGAGCAAGGACGCGAACTACGAGCTGATGGGCGCGGCGAGCGTGCTCGCCCAGACCGCGCGCGACATGGTGCGGAACAATCCGTACGCGGAGCGCGCCGTGTCGGCGATCGCCACCGACCTGGTGGGAACGGGCATCACGTTCGAGGTGCTGCGGAACGGTCAGTCCGACGCGGATCTGACGGCGCTGGCGACCGCGCACTTCGAGAGCACCGCCTGCGACGCTGACGGGCGGCAGAACCTCTACGGCCTGCAGATGCTCGCGGCGCGCACGGTCGTGGAAAGCGGCGCGATCATGGCGCGGTACCGGCCGAGATTCGCGCGCGATGGTCTGCCGGTGCCGTTTCAGATCCAGATGCTTGAGCCGGACTATCTGGACGCGAACCGCAACGGGCTGTTCCAGACCGGAGCCTACGTCTCGGGCATCCAGTTCGACAAGATCGGCAACCGCGAGAGCTACTGGCTCTTTCCGCAGCACCCGGGCGCGATCGCCGCGCAGGGCACGATCTCGATCCCGATCCCGGCCGGCGACGTCGCGCACATCTTCCGCCAGGACCGCCCCGGACAGCAGCACGGCGCGAGCTGGTTCGCGCCGGTGATCATGTCGATGCGCGAGTTCGCCGAGTACCAGGACGGGCAGCTGCTCCGGCAGAAGATCGCCGGTTCCTGGGCGGTGTTTCGCATCGGCATGGAGGGCGACGACGGCGATCTGCCCGACAGCGACCCGCTCGACTATATCGAGCCGGGCATGATCGAGGATCTGCCGCAGGGCGCGGACGTGAAGTTCGCCAACCCGCCAGGCGTCGACGGCTATGTCGACTTCACGAAGATCTCGGTCCGAACCTTCGCGACCGGGCTTAACCTGCCCTACGACATCTTCGGCGACCTCGAGAGCGTCAACTTCTCGTCGGGTAAGATCGGGCGCATCCAGTATTATCGCCAGCTCGACAGCTGGACCTGGAACATGCTGGTCCCGCAGTTCTGCGAGCCCATGGGCCGGTGGTTCTTCCGCGCGGCCTCGCTCCTGGGCAGGAACGTCGACGGCTGCACGATGAAGTGGACGCCGCCCAGGCGTGAAATGCTCGACATCGCGAGCGAGGGCCCAGCCATTCGTGATCTCGTCCGGTCGGGCCTGATGACGCCCTCCGCGGCGATCCGCGAGCGCGGTGAGAACCCCGAGGCGGTCTTTGCCGAGTGGGCCCGTGACCAGGCGACGTTCCGGCGGCTCGGCCTCGTCTTCGATTGCGACCCCAGCCAGGTCACACAGGTCGGCAACGCCGTCCAGCAGACCAAGCCGGGCGACCCGCTCCCCATCAAGAGGGCCTGACACATGGAAATTCTGGTCTACGGCGTCGTCGGCGATAGCTGCGACGGCCTCGACGCTGCGTGGGTGGTCAGCCGCATCCACACCGCGCCCGACGACATCAGCGTCCGGATCAACTCGCTCGGCGGCCTGGTGTTCGACGGCTTCGCGATCTTCAACGCGCTGAAGCAGTCGCCCCGCAAGGTCACCGTCCACATCGACGGCGTCGCGGGCTCGATCGCGTCGATCATCGCCATGGCCGGCGACGAGATCGTCATGGCCGAAAACGCCGTGATGATGATCCACAAGCCGTCCGACGGCATGTACGGCGTCGCGACCGAGCTGCGCGCCACGGCCGACCGGCTCGACATGCTGCAGGGCCAGCTAGTCGCCATTTACGCCGATCGCACCGGCATGTCGGCCGAAGAGCTCAACCCGCTCCTCGATGCTGAGACCTGGCTCACCGCCCAGGAAGCGCTCGAGATGAAGTTCGTCGACCGGATCGCCGCGCCCGGCACCGCGACGAACATGCTCGATCCCACGAAATTCGGGTTCCGCAAGGTTCCTGAGCACCCCCTCATCGCCAAGGCGACGAGCACGCCGGCGCCTGCCGCCGCCATCACTCCCAAGGAGACGACCATGGATCCCATTATCGATCCGGCGGCGAACCCGACGCCGACCCCCACGCCGACCCCGACCCCCACGCCGACCCCGACGCCGCCCGTGCCCGTGCAGCCGACCAACGTGGGTGACGCCGTCGCCGCCGCGATCGTCGCCGAGCGCACCCGTATGTCGACGATCCGCAATGAGGTCAGCCGCGCCCGCCTGGGTACCGAGTTCGCCGACACACTGGTGAACGAGGGCGTGTCGATCGACGTCGCGCGCACCCGCATCATCGACCATATTGCGACGAACGCGCCCACCATCACGAACTACTCGCCGGCGACGATCCCGGCGGCGCAGTTCGAGGCGCGTGCGAACGCGATGTCGATCGCCATCGCCCACCGGGCCAACCCGCGCAACCAGCTCACCGACGATGCCCGGCCCTTCGCCGGACGTCGCCTGCTCGTGCTCGCGCGCGACTGGCTCGACTCGACGGGCGTCAGCACCCGCAACATGGGCGACGTCGAAGTCGCGCAGGCGGTGTTTCGCTACCGTCAGCCGCTGAACGCCGGCCAGCACACCACGAGCGACTTCCCCGCGCTCATGGGCAACACCGTCGGCCGGACGCTCCGCCGCGGTTACGAGCTCGCGCCGCGCACGTTCACCAGCTTCTGCCGACAGTCGACCGTGCCCGACTTCCGGCCCGTCAGCCGCGTCGCGCTGTCCGACATCTCGCCCATGCAGCAGGTGCTCGAATCGGCCGAGTACCAGTACGCGACCGTCGGCGACTCCTCCGAGCAGTACACGGTCGGCAAGTGGGGCCAGATCATCGCGCTCTCCTGGGAGACGATCATCAACGACGACCTCAGCGCGTTCGATCGCCTGCCCACGGCGATGGGTCAGGAGGCCGCGCAGGTCGAAGGCGACGTCGTCTATGCGATCCTGCTCAGCAACCCGTTGATGTCCGACGGCGTGACGCTGTTCCACGCGTCGCACGGCAACCTCGCCGCTGCCGGCACCGGGATTGGTATCGCCTCCCTGCAGGCGGGTCGGACCTCGATGCGCACCCAGAAGGCGCCCAAGGGCCGGTTCACCGCGGCGACGCCGGCGACGCTCGTCTGTGGTCCGCTGAAGGAGCAGGAGGCGAACCAGTTCACCTCGGTGAACTACGTCGCCACCAAGAACGGCGACATCAACCCGGAATACAACCGGCAGCTGACGCCGGTCGTGGAGCCGCGCATCACCGACAACAGCTGGTTCCTGGCGGCCGATCCCAACGCACAGCCGATCGACACGATCGAGTACGCCTACCTCGCCGGCCATGAGGGCGTGCACATCGAGCAGCGCCAGGGCTTCGAGGTCGACGGCCTCGAGATCAAGGCGCGCCTGGTCTTCGGCGCCAAGGCGATCGACCACCGCGCGCTCTACAAGAACGCCGGCGCAGCCTGAGCCGCCTTCCACCACCAGCATACGTGACGCGGGCGGCCTCCTGGCCGCTCGTGCCGTTTCGGGAGCATTTCGATGAACAATTTTCAGTCCAACTGCCACACGCAGAACCTGACCGCGCCGTATGCGGTCGCGTCCGGCGGTGGCGCGCTGGTCGGCTCGATCTTCGGCGTCGCCAAGATCGCGATCGCCGCCGGCACTCGCGGCCCGTTCCTGCTCGAGGGCAAGGTGGAGCTGCCCAAGGACGGCGCCGCAGCGGCCGAGGGCGCGAAGGCGTACTGGGACAACACCAACCGCGTCGTGACCGCCAACGCGGCGGGCAACACGCTGATCGGCGCGTTCACGCTCGCCCGCCTGGCCGGCGACGCCCGGGCGTCTGTGCGCCTGAACGGCACCGTCTCCTAACTCAACAACCAGCCCAGCCCCGGCGGCGCGAGCGCGTCGCCGGCATCCGGAGAACATCGACGTGAAGAAGCAGATCCAGCTGACCAGCCCCGCCTATCTGAACGGCGGTGCCTATGTGGACTCGGGCGCGATCGTCTCGGTCGGCCCCGAGAAGAACGAGATCACCGAGGAGCGCGCGGCCGATATCGTGAAGGGCCGCGGCGCCGAGGAGCTCGAGGACGCCGAGGACGGCGAAGAGGGCGAGGGCGAGGGCGAGGACGGCGCCGGCGAGGGCTCCACCCCCGCGCGTACCGGTCGTCGCGGGCGCCGGAATGCGTGATCCGTTCGCCGCGGCGCTTGATAGACTGTTCTACGGCCCAGGCTCGGCGGCGGCGGTTTTCGTTGCGCTCGCCGGTGGATCTCCGATCGATCCGATCCGGGTCATTCGGACTCGACCGGACGGAATGGTCAAGCAGGGGAGGGTCGTCGTGCTCCCTGCTTCGAACGCTTTCGAGATCCGCATTGCTGATGTTGCCCGACCGGCGATCGGCGACACCATCGACATCGCCGGCGAGCGGTTCGAGATCTCGCTCGACCCGGTGGGCGATGTCGAGGGGCTGACCTGGATCTGCGCGGCGGAGCCCATGACGTGAGCGCCCGGATCAAGAACAGCGGCTTTCGAGAGCTCGACCGCAATCTCGCGATGCTCGCGCGCGGGTTTTCGGAGCAGAAGCTGCGGGCTGCCCTGCATGCTGGCGGCGAGATCATCGCTGCGGAGGCGCGCCGGCTCGTCCCTGTCGACACGGGCACATTGAAAGACAGCATCCAGGTCACCGACGAGCGCGACGCGCGCGTCTACGGCAAGGTGAACGGTGCCGGGGTCTCGGTCTATGTCGGCCCGGTCGGGTCGACGGAGGACGGAGACGTCCCTTACGCAAAATTCGTCGAGTTCGGGACGGCGCGCGCCGGCGCGCAGCCGTTCATGCGACCTGCGATCGCGTCGAAGCGGCCAGAAGCGGAACGGGTCGTGGCAGCTCGCCTGGCAGCAGACCTAGCCGGGCAAATCCGATGAGCTTCGAGGCGGCGCTGAAAGAGCGGATCACGGGTGATCCCGAACTCGCCGTCGCTGGCCGGGTGGTCTGGGGTCGCAGGCTGACCGCCCTGCCGGGCATCACGCTTCAGATCGTGGTCGACCCCCGGCCGCAGCACTTCAAGGGCGCGCAGCGCGTGCGCCCAACTACGGTTCAGGCAGACGCCTGGGCCGCGTCGGCCGAGGCTGCGGGCGCGCTTCGCGAGCGGTTGATCCTCCGGCTCACACCGTCCGCCCTGGTCGGCGGCGTCCAGTTCCAGCGGGCCATGGTGACGGCCGTGCGCGGCGGCGCCGAGCTGCAGCAGGCCGGTCCCGCCCAGCGGCTCGCGCCGGAAATCTTCCGCGAGTCGATCGACTTCATCTTCACGCACAACGGCTGATCAAGGAGGCCCGAATGGACGACAACGGCAACAGCGAAGCCCGCATCGGCTGGGGGACGACGTTCCTCCTGGAAAACGAGGCAGGCGAGCTCGTCGAGCTCGACGAAGTGACGGAAATTCCGTTCGCCGAGGAAACGGCGGACGACGTCGAGACCACCCACTTTAAATCGCCCAAGCGGCGCAAGGAGTACAAAGGCGGCCTGATCGAGCCGGGCGAAGGTACGCTGACCCTGAACTATATCCCGGGCAGCCCGACGGATGTTCTGCTGCGTGGCGCGCATAACGCCGGCAAGGTTCGCGCATTCCGCGCCATCCTGCCCGATGAGGCAGGCGAGCCGGATTGGCAGATTGACGGCTTCCTGCTCGTGAAAAGCCGCGGCCGCAACGTGCCAATCGGCGACCGCATGACCCAGAACGTCATGGTCCGGTTCACCGGCGCGACCGAAGAGGCCGCCTATGTCGCGCCGCCGGTGGCGCCGTAATGCTCGGCGCGCAGATCTTCGACGCGCTCGGCACGCGCTGGACGCTGTTCCTTGGCACGGCCGCCCAGTGCGCGGTCGAGGAGCAGTACGATCGCGGGTTCTTCGCGGTCGTCGCAGACGCGATGCCGGGCCTCGATGCCGAGACGGCAATCGCGGTCGCGCAGTCGATGTCCGACGGCTCGGCACTTTCGCCGATCATGGCGGCACGGGCGGCCGAAGCTCTGAAGGGAATGCGGCTGTCGCTGCTGCGCGACCTGGCGTGGCACGGGCTACGCCGTCATCACCCGGGCATCGAGGTCGACCAGGTCGACGAGATCATCGACGATCTGGGATACGCCCGGTTCGGCGAGGTCATCGGCGCGGCCATCCAGGCGGCGCAGGGTCGGGGCGGGGCCGAAAAGGGCAAGGGGGCGGGCGGCGACGCCGCCCCGGGAAAACCCGCGACCCCCGCGAGCGGACCGACTGGATCGAGCTCGTCGAGCGGTGGACGGAAGCCGGGTTCGAAGCCGAAACGTTCTGGGACCAGAGCCTAGCTTCGTTCGGAGCGGCGATCCGCGGGCGGGTAAAGGCCCGGCGCGATGCGTGGGACCTGGCGCTGTACGGCGCATGGCAGTCCGAGCGGTTCGCCCGTGAGGATAAGCTGAAGCCGTTCGGCCAGTACCTCAAGCAGATGAAGAACAAGGCGCCGCAGACCGTCACCGAACGGCTCACAGTGTTCCGCGCCCTGGCCGCCTCTGGCGTGCCGATGACGATCACAAGGCTGCCGAGGAGGGCATAGATGCAGGCTCTGCTCGCCTCGCTCGTCGTCGGCATGACCGTCGAGGACGCAGCCTATAAGGCTTCGATGGCGACCGCCCGCGCGGAGGCCAAGAAGACCGGGCAAGAGTTCGACCGATCGGGCGATCAAATGGGCGCCGCGATCGAGCGGGCTGCCCAGGCGGTCAATCGCGCGGCGATCGGCATCGTCGACTCTCTGGCGCGCGTCGGCAACGAAGTGCGCAACGCCGGCGCGGCGCTGACGATCGGCATGACGCTGCCGCTCGGCGGGCTTGCCAAGGTGTCTAAGGACGCCGCGTCGACCTTTCAGTCGGCGATGGGCAAGTTGAACGCCGCGATGGTGAACGCCACCCCCGAGCAGCTGACAAAGCTGCGCGACGCGGCGCTCGCGCTTGGTCCGGCGATGGGTAAGTCGGCGGTCGAGGCGGCAGGCGCGATGGAGGCTCTCGCCAAAGCCGGCATGAGCGTCGAGTCGATCCTGGGCGGCGGGCTGCAGAGTGCGCTGACGCTCGGTGCGGTCGGCCAGGCCGAGCTGGCTTCTTCAGCCGCGCTAACGACCGACATCGTGCAGCAGTTCGGCAAGAGCGCGTCCGAGCTGCCCACCGTCGTCAACAAGATCACCGGCGCGCTCGACAAGTCGAAGCTTGGGTTTGACGACTACCGTCTCGCACTCGGTTCGGCGGGCGGTGCGGCGGCGGGCATGGGCGTGTCGTTCGAGGACATGAACGTCGCGCTCGCGTCGACGGCTTCGTATTTCAGCTCAGGCCAGGACGCCGGCACGTCGTTCAAGACGTTCCTGACGACCCTTGTGCCGGCGTCGAAGGATGCCGCCAGGGTGCAGGAGATGCTGAAACTCAGCTTCTTCGACGCCGGCGGCCAGATGAAGTCGGTCGGCGCGATCGCGGACGAGCTCAACACCAAGATGAGCAATCTCTCCGATCGGTCGAAGACGGACGCGCTCACGACGATGTTCGGCACGGACGGCATGCGGACCGCGATCGCGCTGATGAAGCAAGGGCGCGACGGGATCGAGGCGACGCGGGCCAGCATCGACAAGGTCACCGCCGACCAGAAGCTCAAGATCCTGCTCGACGGCGAGGCGGCCGCCACGCAGCGCTTGGCGACCGCGTGGGAGAAGCTGAAGATCGCGATCGGCGAGGCGGGCATCCTGCAGCTGGTCACCTCGATCAAAGACGGCTTCGCCACGATGATCGGCGCGATCGCGTCGGCCCCACCCTGGTTCATGAAGACCATCGTCGCTGTCGGCGCGCTGGCCGCCGCCGTCGGTCCGCTGATCCTGGTGGTGAGTACGCTGGCGAAGATCGCGCTGCCGCTGTTGCTGCTCCGGTTGGGGCCGCTCGCGACCGGCTTCGCCGTCTTAATCAACCCGGTCGGCGTCCTGATCCGGATGCTTGGGCAGCTGGCGCTGCAGGCGGGTGTCGCTACGGTCATCGGTCGGCTGGGCACGGCGATGCTCGGGTTCGCCGGCCCGATCGGACTGGCGATCACGGCTCTCGCGATCCTAGTTCCGATGATATACCGATCGGGTGAGGCGTCCACTGCCTCGGCCAAGGCACTCGCAGCTGCGAATGAGCAGCAGGCGCAGGGCGCGGATATCGCGCTGCGGCTCGCGACCGCGACGGGCAAGGCCAAGGATGAAGCGCTCGCGGCCGCGCGGGCGTTCCGCACGCAGGCGGCTGCGGCGTTCTACGCCGCGAAGGGGACGTTCACCAAGGCTCGCGCGGATCTCGCCGCCGCTAAGTCCCGGGACGCCATCCAGAGGCAGGCCGGGGCCGGCTGGAAGGTCGGAACCCCGCCCGGTACCGACCGCCCCAATGCCGGGGCAACGGGGCGTCAGGACGAGCTAGCCAGCTTGAACGCTGCCAGCGCGGCGCTTGAGACGGCGATGAAGACGCTGGGCGAGATCGACAGTGCGATCGCCGGCGCTGCTGGCGCGGGTTCCAGCCCCAAAGTCGACATGAACTTCGACGCGGCGAAGATTGATCGGAAGACGCGCGAGCCGAAGGGACGCGACGTTGCTCGCGACCAGTCGCAGTTTCAGGACGAGCTCGGCCGCGCACGCGTCGATCTGCTCCGTGCGCAGGCGGACCTGCTCGACAGCGCGGAGGCGCGGTACAAGGCCGACATGGCAGCGCTCGAGGAGGAGCGCGCGTCCTATGCGCGTCAGCTGCAGCTCGACGAAGGATTGACGGACGCCAAGCGTGCGCAGCTGCTCGCGGCGAAGGACCTGGTGCTCTATCAGCAGCAGGGCGCGGCCGAGCGGGCGCGGTTCGTGGCCCTGGCCCAGCGCGACTACGATCTCGCCCAGGCGGAGAACGAGCTCGCGCAGGACCGCGTCCGCGATCAGATCGCGCTGGCTGACAGCGTGAAGGAACGTCGCGATGGCGAACTGCGGCTGCTCGAGCTGCAGCGGGCGCAGGAGGAAGCTGATCTCGAGCTGATCTTGGCGACCAGGGCGACGTCTTCCGCCGAATGGCAGGTCGCGGCCGATCGCAAGAAGCAGCTGGACAAGATCTACGCTGCGCGCAGTACGGCGATCGAGCGGGCCAACGAGGGCCCGGGCGACACGTTCATGCGCTCGCTCGACAAGTCGGCCGACCGGATCAACGAGGACATCGAGGAGATCGGCGTCTCTGCGCTGAAGGAGCTCAACACCGAGCTCGCCGACGCGATACTCGGCACAGGCTCTCTCGCGGACGCGTTCGCCAACATGGGTAAGCGGATCATCGCCTCCCTCGTCGAGATCGCGGTCCAGCAGAGCATCATCAAGCCGCTAGCCAATTCGCTATTCGGGAGCGAACAGGGAGGCGAAGGCGGGGGCGGTTTCCTGGGCCGCCTGCTCGGCCGAGGCACCTCGGGCGCGAACATCGTCGCCGGGGATCAGCAGCCGTTCGAGATGGTCAAGCCCACGTTCGGGGGAGCTGGCGGCGGTCTGTTCGGTGTTCTCGGCGCGCTCGGCCGCGTGTTCGGCGGCGGCCGACGGCTGGGTGGGGGCGTGCGGGCCGGCAAGTTCTACGAGGTCGGCGAGGCCGGGCCGGAGCTGTTCGCGCCCGGCGTGTCGGGCACGATCATTCCGAACGGTGGGCGCGGCGATGGGCGGCGGGGGCCGTCGATCGTGCAGCTGGTGGTGGGGGAAGGGCAGATGTTCGAACCTCGCGTGCAGGCCATATCCGGCAACGTGTCAATCCAAACCATGCAGGCGAGCAATCGCATGGTCGCCACCCGCGGTCGCCAGGCGCTAGGCTGATGATCGAACTCCCGGAAACACCCGCGCCGAACGGCGCCACCCCGGCGCTTGTCGATTACGGCGGCACCCAGCGAGGCGCACTAGGAGCCGCGCTCCGGGTCAACCGTCTTGGCAGCCACTACCGCGTGGCGCTGACATTTCCCCCTTTCGAGAACGAGACGGACGGCCGCGTGTTCGTGTCGCGCCTGATCCGAGCGAAGCGGCGCGGGCTGAGGATCGCCTTTCCTCTACTCGGCGTGGACCAGGGCGGCGCGGGCACACCGGTGCTCGACGGGAACATGCAGGCCGGGCTGTCCATAAAAGTCCGCGGCCTGACGCCGGGATACACCTGTCGCGAAGGGTTTTGGTTGTCGATCCGGCGCGCCGGGGACGGACGGCACTACCTTTATAACTGCTCGAGCGAGATAACGGCGGGACTCGACGGGCGAGCGCAGATCGCGATCGAGCCGATGTTGCGGTGGCCGCACGTCGACGGTGACCAGGTGCACCTCGTGAGACCGATGATCGAGGGCCCCGTCGATGGTGACGAGCAGGCCTGGACGCTCGCGCTGGGCGGCTTCGTCGGCGTCGAGGTCTCGATCGAGGAGGCCGGCTGATGGATCGCGTGCTGCTCGCCGGCCTTATGCGGCTCGATCTTCCCACGCGGCCGGTGATGCTCTGCGATGGAGGGTTCGTCGTCTGGGGTGCTGACGTTTTCGCGGCTGTCGACGAGGAGTTCGGCGCGATCGTGGCGTTCGAAGGCCTGAACGAGGGCGTTGGCGATGAAGCGCCAGCTGGCCGGATCGTAATGCTTCCGGCGACCACCGCCGCAGCCGCGGTCCTCTCCTCGCCCGGATATCAGAACTCCAGAATGCGCCTGTGGATCGCCGAGGTGAGCGAGAACAGCGGACGCGTGATCGGGGAGCCCGACCTTATGGCCGACTGGCAACTCGACAGCACCCGCCTGCGGATCGGGCGGGGCACCCGCGTGCTCGAGATGGGCTGCGTTACCCGCTCGCAGCGCCTCATGGCGCGCAATGAGGGCAACGTACTCTCGCGTAGGCATCACCAGTCGATCTTCCCGGGTGAGACGGGGCATGACAACGCCGTCGGGCTAACAGTTGAGGTTGCGTGGGGTGTCCCGGCCCCGCCCCGCGGTACCGTCGCTGGTGGTGCTGGTGGTAGCTTCGGCGGCTTTGGCGGTGGCATCCTGAACGCGATCTCCGCGCGTGCTTAATCTGGCAGAGCGCGTCGCCGCCACCGAGAAGGTCGTCGCGCGCTTCCGAGGAAAGCCGTTCGATTGGCGAACGGGCGTGACATGCGTCCACCTTGCGCGGGCGCAGATGCGCGCGTTGGGCCACCGACCGCCGACGATGCCCCGCTTTCGGTCGGCGTTGGCTGCTCATCGTGCCCTGAAAGCAGCGGGCTTCGATACGCTCGAAGCTCTGCTCGACTCCATGCTGCCCCGGATCGCGCCGGCGGCAATGTGGCCAGGCGACCTGGCGCTCGTGCCGGGTGAGCCGCCGTTTGACGCCATCGCTGTCTCGGCCGGCGGCGCGCTGCTCATGTACCACCAGGACGCTGAAGGACTGGCGAACGTGAAGGACGCCCTGCCTCAAGTCACGGCGGCTTGGCGGCTGTAATGGCAAAAGCTCTTCGGACCGTCGGAAAGGTCGCCGGCATCGTCGCGACCGTCGCCGCATTCATCCCGGGTGGACAGCCCATAGCTGCGGCCGCAGCTGCCGTGGCGGCAGTGGCGAATATCGGCGCTGAAATCGCAGCGAAGAAGCCGCCGGCACGTGGTTCGGTGACGCAGACGCAGATCGGGACTGACCTCCCGTCGCCCTACATCATCGGGCGCACTTATACGGGACACTCGCGCCAGCATCAGATCGGCTACGGCGCAACGCGCAAAAAGGTGCCGAACCCGTACCTGCTCGCGGTCGATGTCGCCTCCGTGGCTGGGCCGGTAGAGGAGCTGGAGAGCTGCTTTGCCGACTTTTCGCCGATCGCCTTCAGCGGCAATGCAGCAACCGGATATTTCGACGACTTCCTCTGGCGCGACGTCCAGCTTGGCGCGACACCCGAACCCTCAGCGTTAAGCCCGCAATGGGCCGGCGCGCCGGGCTGGACGGCGTCTTCAAGACTGTCGGGCAAGGCCGCGATCGCGTGGTCGATGCTGTTCGACAAGGATGGAAAGGTGTTCGCGTCCGGCGTGCCGCAGCTCGGCGCCGTGTGGAAGGGGGTCAAGTGCTACGACCCCCGCAAGGATTCGACCTATCCAGGTGGTTCAGGATCGCACCGTTGGGCCGATCCGCGCGACACGGCCGCGTTCGCCGTGGCGCGGCAGACCTGGGAGTATAGCGAGTGCCCGGGTCTCCACGGCCTCAAATACGCCCTGGGCAGCTGGCAGCGCAACGAGAACGACCCTGCGGCGACCTACCGCAGGGTGTTCGGCGTCGGGATCCCTTCAGACGGGCTTCGCATCGGCGACTTCGTCCATCTCGCGAACGTCTGCGACGCGAATGGATGGAAGGTCGGAGGCGTGATCTACGAGCCGGCGTCTCGGTGGAACAACCTGAAAGACATCCTGGCCGCGGGTGGCGCGGAGCCTGGTTTCGTCGGCGGCCGGCTTGGAGCAGTTGTGAGCGCGCCGAGGGTCCCGATGGACACGATCACGGCCGATGACCTCGCCGAAGGCGAGATCGTTGCGGGCGCAATGCGTGGCTGGGAAGCGAGGCTCAACACCCTCGTCCCGAAGTATCGCTCCGAACAGCACAAATGGGAGTATATCCAGACCACCCCGGTCTCGGTCTCGGCCTTCGTCGACGAGGACGGTGAGGAGAAGTCGGAAGAACGTCAGATCAATCTCGTCCAGAATGCGAAGCAAGCGGCCGAGCTCTGCGCCTACGAACTGTTTGATCGACGCGAGCTCGGCGACATCGAGATCCCGTGCAAACCCCGCCTGCGCCGATACGGCGCCGGCGACCTTCTTATTGTCGACCTGCCCGAGGCGGGGCTAGTGATGCAGCCGTGCGTCGTGATCGACAGAGTCGTCGACCCCGCAGGCATGACCGTGTCCTTCGTCTTGCGCGGGGAAACGGCGGACAAGCACGCCTTCGCGCTTGGTCGGACAGCCACGGCACCACCGACCCCGCGCCTGACGGCGATAGCCGAGGTCGACGAGCTCGCGCTGGAAATCAATGGGAGCGCGACGTGGGACCGGATCACGGGAGACGGCAAGCCCGAGGATAACGCGACCGTTGGCGCGCCGGCCGGCACGCCGATCGGTGACCGCGAAGCGCAGGCAGTGGTCGACGATCTCACCTCGGCGGTCGACGGCATCGCGCTGGAGACCATGCGCGCAGCCACCTGGCGCGGGGAAAGCGATCAGGTCATCTACATGCCCGACGGCACGCCGGTGCGGACCACGGTCGAGGCGATCGGCACAACGGTCGACGGCCACCAGACCTTCGTCGCCTTCCTGAAGGAGGTGAGCGGCGATGGAGTTGCCAAGTTCATGCTGTCCGCCCGCGCCGACGGCTCGATCGTCGGCATCCAGGGCACCGCCGGCGGCGGCGTCGACCAGCTGGCATTCGTGGCGTCGAAATTTCTGTTCGTCGACAACAGCGGCCAGAACCCTGTCAACGCGCTCGCCTACGAGAACGGCGTGTGGAAGCTGAAGGCGATCGAGGTCGACACGATCACCTACGGGGCGTTGATCCCCAAGTTCGGCGGGCAATACAGCTCATTCGATGCGAACGGCGGCTGGGAGATCATGCCCTCCGGTGTGATCCGTCAGTGGGGCCGGTTCCGGCAATCGATCAACCGGCAGACCACCTTCAGCATCGTCTTTCCGCGGCCTTTCTCGAACGCGGTTCACGCGGTGATGGCGATGCCGTATCTGGCGACCTACTCGAACCAGCGCGACCTCTGGATACAGAACGTCGGCCAACCCTCGCTGAGCGGCGCGACCTTCGGCACGCAGTCGGCGAAAGCCGACGATACCAACCTCGACGGCTTCGACTGGCAGGCGTGGGGCAACTGACATGGCGAACTCGGTAGACCAGGAGAGCTTCGCCGCCCTCGTCGCGCGCAACATGGCGTTGGTCGAGGCTCAGGCGGCGGCTGTGCGGCGCCTACTGGTGATGACGATCATCGGCCCCGGTCCGATCGTGCTTTCAGACGCGACACATGGGGGCAAGCGGTTACGCGTGGCGAACGGCCCCGCAGCCGCCACTATCGAACTCCAGCTGCCGGCCGACGCGCCGATCGGTGCCGTGATCCTTCCCCGGCAGGTCGGTCCGGCACTACTCCGGTTCACGCCAGCGCTGGGCGCGACGCTGGGACACCGGCTAGGGCACAACGGCACCGCGGGCGAGGGCGCGGCGGCGTCGCTGACCTGCGAGGCCAACGCGGACGGCGCGTCGGCCGAGTGGTGGCTCGACGGTGACACGGGGCTGGTTGCCTGATGCTGGCTGCATTCCACGCCGGGTTCTTCCCGGCCGCGATCGGCAGTTTGCGCGCGCTCGCAGCCGTGTTGGCCGTCTATGTCTCCCCGGGCGGAGCCGGCAATTGGTCGGGCGATGACTGGGCGAATGCCGCGCCACTTCACGCGCTGAACAGCATGATCGCCAAGGCAGCGGCGTTCGGGGGCGAAGTGTGGCTGCGCGCCGACGCCGGGCCGTACTCGCAGACCGGCTCGCTGACGCTGACGAACGGAGGAACGGCAGAGCAGCCGGTAGCTATCCGTGGCGTCACGATCGGCGGCGCTCCGATGGCCGCCGAGATCGTCGGCGCGCGCGCAGAGCCCTGGACGGCTGGCGCGTCATCGGGCAGCCAGTGCTTCCGGCTGGCACATGGTGGCCTCGCCTTCTCCGACCTCCGCTTTCGGCGGATCGGCTACGGGTGCTTCGTGATCGCCGCGCCGATCTCTGGGATCATGATCGACCGCGTGCGGGCCACCAACGTCCAGTGCCTATTCGACACTGGGGCGACGGTCACCGGCCTGAGCATCCGGGACTTCGAGGCGCACGGCTTCTCGAAATCGGCGATCCGCATCAGGCGGAGCTCGTCCAACATCGTTATCCAGCGCGGCCTGCTCGACAGCGAGTTTCAGGATGGCGATAACTTCGCGAACGGAATCGCCTTTCTGGAAAACGCCAATGGCGCGTTGGTCGAGGACGTCGAGGTCCGGAACGTTAGATCGACCCCTTCGCGGTACTGGAATGGTGACGGCTTTGCGACCGAGCGCGAGAACCGCGACATCCTGTTCCGGCGATGCAGCGGGGTGGGCATCACGGACGCGGCGTTCGATCTAAAGAGTCGTTCGACCGTGCTGGAAGACTGCCACGGGTCCGACTGCAAGTTTATCCTGCGTCTGTGGGGCGAGATTACACTGCGGCGCTTCCGCGGCCTGCACTTCTCCAAACCGCCACTCGCGGGCGGCCTCGGCGGATCGGGTGGGTCCGGCGGATCGGGCATGATCCAACTGCTCGAAGGGGCGGCGGTCGACGTGTACGACTCCGTATTCGAGCAGGCGGTGGTTCAGGGGCTGGTCCGCATCGCCAAAGACGGCTTCATCGCTATCGACCAGCTAACTCGTGACCAGTGGATAAGGCCCGCCGGCGCGAATCTGTTCTATCTTGAGAACGGCGCGATCGGCGAGTGCGTGCTGCTCGACCCTGCGGACACCGTCGCTCCGCAGATCACCGCACCGGCCTCGGCGTCGATGAACGAAGGTGACACGCCGACTATTCAGCTGACGCTGAGCAAGCCCGGCCGCGTCGAGATCGCGCCCGGCGATGATGCGTCCCAGTTCGGCGTGTACGGCCGCGCGGTCCGCGTCGCCCGTCAGAATTTCGAGGCTCCGCGCCACCCCGACAACGTGGTTCGCGCGCCCTTACGCGTCCGCGGTCCGGGCGGAGTGCGCTCCGCGCCCACACTGCTGCCCATCAGCGTGCTGGACGTGGCGGACAATCCGATCGGCGTTGGCGAGGCGTTCGCCTATCCGGGAGCGCTTGGGGCCTGGTGGCAGGTCAACGACCGCGAGACGCTCTTCACCGGCGATGGTACCAGCATGCTCGCGAGTGCCGGCGACCTCGTGTCGACGGTGTGGGACAAGTCAGGCTCGGGTGGCCACGCGGTTCAGCCGGACGAGCGGCTCCAGGCGCGCCTCGAAAGCGATGGCCAGGGCGGCTTCTACCTGCGGGTCGACGGGGGCGAATGGTACGACGTCGGTGGTCCCGGCGCGTGGCGGTTTCCGCAGGTCACCACCTGGCACGTCTACGACCGCGACGACGACGACGAGGGACGCGGTTATCTTCACTGTTTCCCCCGGTCGAGCACGGCGGGGACGAGTTTTAACGCCACATGGGCGCTCGGCGTGCTCGGCACCACATCGATTTGGGCGCGGCAAGCGGCTAATAACTGGACTTCAGCTGGGTCCGGCGCGCCTCGCAACCGGCCGATCGTCTCTAGTCTGCGGACGGCCGACGCGTCCGTACGAACGGACGGCGTGGCCTACTCGATGCGATCGGGCGACGTGATTATGCCGCCCGTCGATCCGATCACCTATCCATCGTCGGTCGCGACTAGGCGCGCCAGGCTGTTTGCGGATGGCAATCCGACGCCGGGCGGCTTCTTCTCGGGTCGGTGGTTCGGCGGGGTGACGCAAAACCGCAACGCGCCCGACGACATCGTCAACCGCGTCCGCGTCGAACTCGGCTCCTGGGCAGGGATCAGCGACTAAGCACGCCGGCCGAATGGCCTAAACCGTCAGCCCGATCAACGACGCTACGGAAAACCCACAGTTTGCGTCGGCTGCCCCGCAGTCCGGCCGAGGAGAACCGCGCCATGAGCGACTTAGCCGCCGCTCCTACTCAGATCGTGTCCGTACAGCCGCCTCACCGGACCACCTGGAAGGACTGGCTGCCGGTGCTGTCGCTGCTCCTGGTCGTAGGGACCATGCTGCTGACTGGCGGTCGGTCGCTCGGGACGCTGTCCGACAATACGCGCCGGATCGAGCTGCTTGAGCAGCGCGCCGATCGCCGCGACGACCAGCTACGCGGGCTTGAGGTCCGGATCGCTGGCATGGATGCCAAGCTCGACTTGCTGGTCGACCGGGCAAAGGCCGAGCGCCGGTGATCGCGCTGGTGCTGATCGTGATCGGCGCCCTGCTGCTCGCGATTAAGCCGCTCAAACGCGAGCTCGCGTGGCGGCGCTGGCGACGTACCGCGCCGATCGGCACCATCCTGCGCGAGGGCGTGCCGATGGCGAGTGCCGAGCCCGCGCTCGATAATCTGGTCGTCCGGGCGGACACCGCGCTCGCGCGCGACGAGCTGCTGCGCGGCGTCGCCGGCGTGGCCGAGATCTACGACCGCGCCTAAGAGCGCTTACCCGAGGACACATCGATGAAGCTGATCACCGGCTGGCGCCAGTCCTGGCGCCTGTGGTCCGTGCGCCTGTCCGCGCTCGGCTCACTCCTCATGCTCGTGGCGCTCGCCGCCCCCGACATGCTGCTCGCCACCTGGAACACGCTGCCGCCGGAGACGCGGGAGCTGATCCCCGACGATATCGCCCAGGCGGTCGCGGCGGTGCTGTTCGCGGCGACGATCGTCGCGCGCCTCGTCCAGCAGCGGAGCGCGTCCGATGGCGAGTAAGCTCCCCTCCGCCCCCGTGCGGCGCGCGCCGGGCAAGAAGACGCTCGCCGCGGTGCTCGGCTCGATTGGCGCCGCGGTGGCGCTGTTCGTGTCGGTGCCGTCTGACGAGAGCGGCCGCAAGGTCGAGGCCACCGTCCAGCCGTCCGGCGCGATCGCCGTGCGCCATGTCTCCGGGCCGCAGTACCTGAAGGTCTATCTGGATGCGGTGAAGATCCCGACCGCGTGCGACGGGATCACGAAGGGCATGCGGCTCGGCCAGGTCTACACCGAGGCGCAGTGCACCGCGAAGCTCGAGGAAGAGCTGGTGATCCACGCAGAGGGCGTGATCGCCTGCGTGCCCGGCCTGTACGGCCGTCAGCACCAGGCCGCCGCCGCGGTGTCGCTCGCCTATAACATCGGCGTCGGCGCGTTCTGCCGGTCGACCGTCGCGCGGCGGTTCAACGCCGGGCGCTGGCGCGAGGCATGCGACGGCTTCGCCGCGTGGAAGATGGCAGGCGGCCGCGTGCTGGCGGGCCTGGTCGCGCGCCGCGCCCGCGAGCGGAAGGTCTGCCTGACCGGGCTACCCGCCTGACCTTCAACGAAACGGCCGCTTCGTGAAATCTGGCCGGCCCACCTTTCACATCCGTACAATCTGGAGATCGCTCATGATCCGCCTGTTCCTGACGCTCGCCCTCGCGGCGTGCCTGTCCGCCTGCAACCTGATGACGGCACCTTCGCCGCGCTCGTCGGGCCAGGTGCCGTCGCCAGCCGCCATCGTCGCGCTCGCCAACCCGACACTGGACCTACTCGAGCGCGAGTACCGGAGTGCAGCGGCGATCGCCGAAATCTTCATCAAGTACCTGCCCGACCAGCGCCAGGGGCAGATCCGCGTGTGGCGGGCCAAGATCGAGGACCTGTTCAGCCGCGCGCGTCGGGCCGCGACGATCGCCGAGCAGCTGCTCGCGATCAACGCGGCCCGCCGCGAGGTCGCCGGCTTCAAGCTGTCGACCGGCGGCTGAGTGCCGCCCGCCTAACCCCGATCCTCCCGCGAAAGCATCGCCATGAAGACCATTCTGCTTTTCGACGCTCGCTTTCGCGACCGCGCTCCCCAGCGGCTCCGCGTTGCCGACGAGATCGCCTCGGCGGCGGTCCGTTCCGGCGCGGCCGCGGCCGCTGACCCGGCGGAGCATGCCGGGCTTGTCGCGGGCGGCACACTCGACGGGGGCGATCTCACCGAAGTGGTGATGGAAGTCGCCGGCGGGCGGCTCGTGCGCGCGGTGCTGCCGCTCTCCGTCGTGATGGTGGGTGCTCAGGCGGGTAAGTTGGCCTCGATCGGACGCGCAGTCGGCGGCGGCGCTACCCCGACCCCAACACCCACGCCAGCACCGGGGGGCAACGCGGCTCTGCTGGCGGCGACACCAAAGGACGGTTCGGCGGTCGTCGCGGTGCTGGGCGGCTCGCGTCAGCGCCAAAACAACGCAGGCGCGGGCGCAACCGAGATCCGCTCCATGCAATCGGGCATCGTCACCTGGGCGCAGGTGATCGGCCGGCGCTTCCGAACCACGGTGTATAGCAGCACTGGAGCCGACCAGACCGCCAGCAACATCGGCGGCTTGTTCTACGCCAACGACGGTGAGGGCGCTGTTCCCGCCTACCAGCGCGTTCCCGCCGTCCTCGCATCGGACGCGCATGTCGTGATCGTCGAGCTGTCCTCGAACAGCCTTCAGCTCAGCGACTTCGACATCTATGGGCGCGATCTCGGCCGTGACCTGACCGTCAACGGCTATCTCGCCAATTACATCACGATCATCGAGGCGCTGAACGCGGGCGGCAAGGCCGTCATCGTCAACGACCTGGTGGAGCGCAACTCGGCGGTAGGCGGCGTATGGGCGCCTGGATCGCGGCGTTCTCTCGTGCCCGGCATCAACGACGCGATGCGGACCTACTGCCAAGGCAAGGGCATCCCGTTCATCGAGCTGCGCCCGTCGTTCATCGACCCGGCGAGCGGCGCGCTCAACGATCCTCGCGCGGAGGTGGTGCGCTCTGACGGCACCCACTGGTCGGCGATCGGCGGCTACCTGGGCGCGCTGATCTACGACGCGAAGTTCTCCGAGCTCGGCTGGCAGACGGCCGTGCCCTACTCCGCGGCCGGGAACCTCATCGCCAACCCGACGATGGCCGGACCGTCCGGCGCGCCGACCAGCTACACGCTCGGTCGAAACGGCGCGCTGGCGACGCTCACGCCGGCCACCGTCGCCAAGGGCGGACGCCAGTGGCTGGAATACAGCATTGACGCCACCGCGGTCGGCACGGCGCAGGAAGCCGTCACGATCACCCCGTCCGCTCCCGCGACCGAGGCGGGCAAGTGGTACGTCGGCCGCTTCCGCTTCGAGGTTGACGCATGGGATGCCTGGTATGGCGCGATCAACGCCCTCGCCAGCGCCGGCGGCAACTCGGCCAAGGCGCTGATGCCGATGGACGCCGGCGGCTCGGGAGAGACCGATCCCACCTCCACCGCCATGCTGAAGGGTCCGTCACAGGCATACTCGGGCGTGCTCGAAACGCCGCCGTTCCTCGCTGCGGCCGCGGCCGGCTTCTTTCGCATCATCTCTCCGTCGTTCCGCCAGTCGGGCACGGTCGGTCGCTTCCGCATCTCGGAGGTCGAGTATCGCGAGGTGCCGAACCCGGCTCTGCTCACCTATGATGAGGCTAACGCCACCCCGGCCGCGATCACGTCGGCGACGACGTTCACCACTCCCGAGGAGCAGGGCTGGGAGACGTTCCTGACCGCGAACCGCCGGGTCCGTTGGTCGATCGTTGCTGGCGTGGCCGATGCCGCCTCGTTCGCGATCGACAAGCACGGCCGCCTTCGGCTGCTCGCCAACTCCGACTTTGAGTCCAAGGCGAGCTATTCGGTTCGTGTGTCGGCACAGCCGTTCAACCCGGCGCTGCCCGCTGCCACACAGGATATCGCACTGACGGTGACCGACATCGACGACGGGTTCGTCGACAACTTCAACCGCACGGCTGGGACGGACGTGTTTGCCGCGACCGGCTGGACGCCCATCGGCATCGCCAACGCCGTCGTCATCACCAACAACCGAGCGACCAATAGTAACGCGAGCGGTTCGGCGCGCGGCGGCGGGCAAGCTCCGCAACAGGGCGACACAGTCGACCAGCAGGTAGAATGGCAAGCCCCGACGAACAGCGTGGGTGCGTTCGTGGCGATCATGCTTCAGGATGTAGACAACTTCTTCGGCGTGGAGTTCGCGTCGGGCGTCCCCAGGTTTGCCCGCTTCAACGCTGGCGTGAAGTCGTTCCCGGGCACAGCGACGCCCTACAAGACGGTGTCGTCGAGCGACGTGTTGAAGCTCCAGCGGCTTAACGATCAGGTCCGTCTTTATCAGAACGACGTGCTGATCGCTGGCCCGGTCGATGTCACCGGCATTCTGCCCGACGCGAAGCGGAGCGGCATCGTCTCCAACAACTTGGGATCCTCGAACAACCAGACGATCGACAACTTCCGCGCTCGCAGGGCCGTCGCCGTGGTCCCGAAGATTGCGCTGAAGGCGCTGACCCTGACCAACGATACCTTGCTGACGGGTCAGGCCTACGCGGGCACCGTGGGCAACTTCACCGGCGTGCCGAACATGGTCGTGACTACCGACACGAGCGGGCTGTTCGCCATGGACGGGTTTAACCTGCGCACCGCAGCCCCGCTCGGCCCGACCGGTACAGTGTACTCGGTCACGGTCGCCGAGAGCAACGACAACGCCGCCGCGCCAAACCCGCGCTCGACCACCTTCACCATTACCGTTCCATAGGAGCCCACATGAAGCACCTGATCTTCGCCGCTCTCGCGGTCCTCGCCTGCGCCTGCACGTCCCAGCCGGTCCCCGCACAGACGCTTACCCTCACCACCCCACTGGTCGATCGAGACGGCGACGGACGGGTTGTGCTGTCCACCGCCCGGCCGCCGTTCAAGCGCGGTGCCGCGCTGACCCTGTGCCCCGGACTACCGGCGTACACATACGCGGTGACGTGCCCGGTCGCGCCGATCGCCGCGCCCGTCATCACCGCCGCTCCGCGAGACTTCGGCGGCAGCGGCCAGTGGACCTATGCCGCAACGGCCGGGACCTATGGCAACGCGCATATCACTCGCGCGATGGTGGCAGCGCCGCTCCGCGCGCCGGTGGTAGGCTCGCGTGTTATCCAGGACGTGAAGGCGGACTTGGTGCGCGAGTTCATCTCGACGGCCGCCAAGAGTGGGCCCCACGCCAAGGTGGACAACGTGACGGTGCGCCGCATCGACGTGACCGCCGCCAAGCGCGGCATCTACCTGCGCGGCGGCTCGGCCAACTGGCTCATCGAGGACTTCCGCATCCGGGGCGTGGGGGTCAACAAGTCGACCGGCGACATTCCTGTCGGCGTTGGTGTCGACGGCGGGAACATCACGCTTCGCCGAGGCGAGATCAGCGGGTTCCGGTCCGACTACGGCCCCGGCAAGTACAGCAACGCCGACTGCATTTACGCCGAGCGGACGGACACGCTGACCGCCACCGACCTTTACCTGCGCGACTGCACCGACGGCGCGATCGATACCAAGGCCACCACCTACCTCGATCGGATCGTGGCCGAGAATATCAAGCAGCGGTCCTATCGGTTCTGGGCGGACGTTACGGCTGGCGAGCTGACCTCGATCGGCACACCTTGGGCTCACGTCTGGGCGGGCGCGCATAGCCCCAAGGTGCTGTCCAAGGCACGAGTCACGATCGGCAAGCTGACCGCGATCGGTGGAGGCGTCCTGATCGACGTCATGCCCGGCGCCGTCGTCGACGTGAAGTCGTGCGACCTGACCCGCTACACGGGTGGAGTGCTCGTGAAGGGCAAGGGCGCCGTGACGCTCGGCGCAGGGTGCAAGCTGCCCTGAACGAATGAGGCGACGCGTCAAACATGACGCGCCGCCTCACCCTTTGCGGTGAGTGGCCGCGCCAGACATCTACGAGGCGCTCGGTAAAAAGATGCGCAACGTATCCGGTACTTTCGACCGGGTGAGCCCTGTGGCATACCCGCCTCGCTGACCCGAGCTTAGCCGCAGAGGCCAGCCCGCGCGCGCGGATGCTCATGGGACACCGGTTCGCCGGGTGGCCCGTGGAATAGAAGACCCTTCGGGGGAATACTCGGGGCGCAGTTCCCCGTGAGCCTGCGCGGCTAACCACCCGGTCCGGACCGGGCTTGGTGGCCGCGCAGCGCTTCCGCCAGTTTCGCGGCGATCGCCGCCACCACCACCCCGCGGCCGATCGGCCGGGGCCCCGCCGGTCGCGCTGATCGGCGGCCACTCAGCGCGCGTAGCCGACGTGCTCCTCACCAGAGAGCTGAGACCGATGCTGTTGCCCACTGCCAAGCCGCCTGCCGCCTATCTCGGGGGCAAGCGCAACCTGGCCGCACGTCTATGCGCCTTGATCGAGACCATACCCCACCGCGCCTATATCGAGCCGTTCGTCGGGATGGGCGGCGTGTTCTTCCGCCGGTCGAAGCCTGCACCCGTTGAGATCATTAACGACCTGTCCGGCGACGTCGCCAACCTGTTCCGGGTTGCACGCCGCCATTATCAGCCGCTGGTCGACGAGCTCGCCTTCCTGCCGGCAAGCCGGGACGAGTTCGAACGTCAGCGCCGGCTTGAGCCGGAGGCCCTGACCGACATCGAGCGCGCGGTCCGCTTCCTGTACCTGCAGCGGCTTTGCTTCGGCGGCCGGGTCGACGGCCGGACGTTCGGCGTCCGCAAGGATCAGAGCTCCCGCATCCAGCTCGGCCGCCTGCGCGCCGAGCTGCGCGCGCTCAGCCGGCGCCTCGAGCCGGTGACAATCGAGCGACTGCCTTACCAGGACCTGATCCGCCGGTACGATGCACCAGGCGCGCTGTTCTACCTCGATCCGCCCTACGATGAGACCGAGGGCTATGGCGTCCCGTTCGGCCGCACCGACTATGTCGCGATGGCGACGCAGCTCGCCGGCATCGCTGGCCAGTTCGTGATGTCGATCAACGCTACCGCGTTCGTGCGCGAGACCTTCTCAGCGTTCGACGTTCAGGAAATCTCGACGACTTGGAGCCTATCAAGCGGCACCACCGGCGTTGGTCAGCGGGTCACGGAACTGGTCATCCGCAACCGGTCTCGGTGAGGGTACCGGCCGGGGTATCGCGCCCCGGCCGGGCTATCAGGAACGGCGGAAATCTGCGGGTCGCGCGCGACCACGGCGGAGGGGTTATCCGCCGCGCTCAGGGTCGGCCGATGCGCAATCCCTTGGTCGCCCGCTTCGCTTTTTCGATGACGTTCTCATACGCCATCTCGATCGCCTCGGCTCCGTCGATCCCGAACTCGCGTCGGCTGCTCTGATGCAGTCGCCCGGGCGGGTCGTAACTCGCGATCCTTATCAGAGCATCGAATAGCCTCAGCTCGAGCGGCGTGTTCGTCTTTCGAGTGCGAGGCTTCGTGTCCACGAGGTTTCTGTATGCTGACCAACGCCGCGGTGAAAGCCGCGCGCGGCCGCGCGGCCGCCTATAAGCTGGCCGACGAGCGCGGCCTGCATCTCTTCGTCGCGCCAAATGGTCGCCGGACATTCCGCTGGCGCTTCCGCTGGGCAGGCAAGGAGCAGCTGCTGACGATCGGCGACGCTGAAAATCTGTCACTTGGCCAGGCGCGCGAGCGTGCAGACCTGGCGCGCGAGCAGCTCGCCCTCGGTCGTGACCCCCGAAATTGCGAACTTGCGCTAACCGTCGAAGCTCGTGCTTTCGAGGATGTTTCTCGGCGCTGGCACGAGCACATGCTCCCGCGCTGGACCGAGGTCCACGCCGGCGACGTCCTGGCCAGTCTCGAACGCGATGTCCTGCCGGTGATTGGCGCGATGCCGCTTGCGGCGATCACGCCGCCTGTGGTGCTGAACGCCTTGCGTTCAGTCGAGCAGCGGGGCCGTCTCGAGACGGCGCGGCGCGTGCGCCAGCGGATCTCGGCCGTGTTCTGCTATGCAATCGTCGAGGGCTGGGCGGAAGTCGACCCGGCCGCGATCGTCGGGCGCGCGCTGCTGCCGCCGGCGCCGGTGCGCCGGCAGCCGGCGCTGTTGGAGATCGCCGACGCGCGCGAGCTGCTCGCCGCGGTCGACCAGCTAGCGGCCGCGCCGATCGCGAAGCTCGCGTCGCGTTTCCTGGCGCTGACCGCGGTCCGCCTCGCGGCCGTGCGCGGGGCGCGCTGGTCGGAGATCGAGGATCTGGACGGACCGTCGCCGCTGTGGCGCGTTCCGGCCGCGCGCATGAAACTGAAGAAGGCGAAGAAGGCCGACTCGGGCGCGGACCACCTCGTGCCGCTCTCGCGCCAGGCCGTCGAGGTCTTGCGCGCTGCGCGCGCGATCGCCGGCGCGGCCGAGCTCATCTTTCCCGGCCGGGGCGGCGATCGGCCGATTGGCGAGGGAGCGATCGGCGAACTCTACGACCAGGCCGGCTATGCCGGGCGACACGTGCCGCACGGCTGGCGCGCGACATTCTCGACGATCTTGAACGAGGTCGACCCGGACGACAGTGCGTTGATCGAACGGGCGCTCGCGCACGCGCCGAAGGACAAAGTGAAGGCCGCGTACGACCGCGCCGCCCAACTCGCCCGGCTTAGCGCGCTGTTCCAAAGCTGGGGCGATCTGCTTTCCGCCACCTAGAATTAGGCGCGGACCGCGCCGGGTGAATGGCACAGATCGTGCGCTCCCCCCTCAGGCAGCATCCCGGCGGCGCAAGCCGACGGTCCCGGCCGCAACGAAGGATGCGGTCGGGTGGGTGTTGAGGCGATCGTCGCCTGGGGGAACCATCAAACTAGCGCGTCGCGTAGCGACTCCTTGTCTCTTAGACCTGTAGCACCGGGTAGTCGGCCAATTTAGGACTCGCACTCGGTCCCGAACCACCGTCGTCGAAGTGATCGCGCCGCATGCGGGCGAGAACCTCGCCCAGCTCGCCGGTCGCGCGCGGGGCCTGCTTGGCCACCTCGTTGAAGGTGTGCTTCAGCAGCACGGCGCGGCGAGCGGAGGCCGCGCCGGCGCGCTTGAGATTGAAGACGACGCGGCTCCAGAACCGCTGCCACAGCTCGGCCGCCATCTGCCTACGGCAGTCGAAGTAGTAGGCATTAGGAGCTTGGGCCCGCGGGGCTCTGGCCAACCCCTCGACCCCGTCGACCGCGACGCTGCGACGGACGTGGTTGATCAGCCCCCAATGCTCGAGCGCGGCGATCGCGCGCTTGGCGGTGCTCGGCTTGACCAAGGCTCGAAGAGCGATCGCCGTGTACGGCACGGTCAGCTCACCCGTCCTGTAGTCCAGAAATTTGAGCACCGCCCTGAGAACGTCGACGTAGGATCGCTGCATCCGGTGCGGTCCGGCATAGTCCTGTTCCTGGTGCTCTCGGACCAGGTCGCGCGCCGCGTGCTGCAGCGCCTCGGTGAACGCCCATCCGAACTGGGGCGTGCCGTCGCCAATACGCTGGCCCGGCTTGGCGCGCGGGTCGTCCACGTCCCAGCTGTGTGCGCGCACAGGGTCGGTAGGATTGTCGGCGCTGGTGCGCGACTTGCGCCGGCCGGACAGCTTAGCGGTCGCGCTGGCGACCAGGGTGCTGAACGTCGCCGCCGTCATATCTGACGGCCGAGCTGGAGGGCAGGGATAATGAGGGCGGCAGTGGCCGCCAGCGCCGAGCAGGTAAGCAACATCGGTCGGCTCCCGAAGGAAGTCGATTGGACGCACGAAACCGCCGGCTATCCTGGGGTGGACAGCCGCCGGGCGTGA